TCGCCTCTAAAGACTTTAATTTTATATTATCAAGTTGTTTCTCGCAAAGGCGAGCCGTCGCCAAAGTATTACCTGGCGACGCAGTTATCTTGATTAAAAATTTTAAAGCATTATCCATCCTTTTCTAGCTTTCTTATTTCACTCAGATTTTTTATAGTTTGCGCCCAGACCTCGTCGGGCATTTCGTTGGGTTCAATTGAAAGGTAATAGCGGAGCACAGTGTCCCAAAAGAGAATATCTACACCGTCAGAAGTATCAACTTCAGCATCTTCTAGAGCTTTTTTATTTCAGCTTCTTTCACCTCCAAGATATCTTGCATCTTTTGGATTGCTGCTAAGAACAAAGAGTCATCTTCTTTGATTTCCTCATCGCCATCAACCCATAAGGCATTCAACATTACTTCGCTCATCTTAATAGGATCTTTCACTGCTGAAGCATAAGACAAATCCTTGCGAGTTGGGCGATGCAAAATGCAACTCTTATCTTCTACTGTGATTTCGAAAAGCTCACCATGTTTAGCTTTCCACTCTTTAATTTGCTCTTTTGTAAACTTCATCTTTTACGCTTGTTTTTTGTTTAAAAAAATGAATGGAATTGTTTTTTCAAGGTTCTTATCTCCTTGCTTCCATTCTGTATTATCTTCTGTGAACTCAACTCCAATAAGGATGTCGGTTGTCATGGCATCACCTTTCGAAGGATCACCATAAGCAACCACGATATCTAACGAGGTGTCCAAAATATCACCTTTAGCAGCTTCACGAAGTGCCAAATATTCACTTTGCACAAGGCTGATTTCTCCGCTGTAATCGTAATTGCCACGCTGTACAGAATGTGGCTTATTGCCCTTCGCATGGAGCAATTCCTTTTCACGCTTAATATTGTACTTGATGCCACGCAAGCCAGTAATGTTGCGTCCACCCATTACAACGGTGATGTCTGCCCATTCATACTCTCTTGAATTAAACATATCTTTTAAGTTTTATAGCAAGGTAGAAATTAATCTACCTTGCATTATTTTACTTTTTACCTTTTCCACTCTCTTCAACCAAGAAGCCTAGGTTCACGTCAACAAAGCGTGAATAACCGTAAGGTCTAACTTTGATAGTCACATTAATCTTACTTGTCGCAAGAACATTCTGCGAAGCATCAATGAAAGCCTTGCAGCCTTCGCCTGCTTCTGTTGCAGACAATTCACCTGCAGCAGTCATTGCACGATTGATAGCGTTTTCGATTTCTTGCTGCCAAGCCATCACTACACCTTGATGCAATGTGCCATCTTCATTCACAGTGAGCTCATCTAACATAAAGTTAAGAAGTGCATTGTATGCAATTCGATAAGCTTTATCAATGGTTCTTCGAGCTGTCAAGTGTGAATAGTCGTCGGTTTGTTCGCAAGCCATCTGATCATCCACAAAGTAATAGCCACTCTTGCCTACATACTTGCGTGGTGTGATATAACCTGCGTCGTACAAGTCAGAAACAAGACCGAAAGATTCTTCCACGGTGTTTTCACCTAAGAACATTTCAAGAGGGAACAAAGAGCCATCTTTCACACGTCCAACGTTGCGTTGAACAGGGATAATCGCCAACTTTCCAGCTAGAGTTCCAATGGCAGCACCTTCTGAAGAAGCTGTGGTATCACCAATAAGAACTGCTACACGGTTGTACTTCTCTTTGCGCAAAGATTTAGGCGTTGTGCCTTTAAATCCACGACCCTCAAGAACGACGAAAAGAGGTGCAAAAAGACTCTCTGTTGCCCACTCTGCAAGTTGTTGTGCCTTTGGTAAAGCTGTAAAAACATCTTCATCAAGACCTTGCGTTGTGGCTGTTGCTTCTCGTCCATCACCAGCGACAAAGACGCCACGAAGAGCACCATTTTGAGAGGTGATCAATTCTCTAATTACACCGCTTTCTTTATCGCAAAGCTCGGTGAATGTTTTGGTTTTGTCCACGCCAAAAACAATAAGCTTTGTGCCTTCAGGAACTTCATTATAGAAGTCTGAAACGTGCTTAAATAAGCGTGGGTTATTTTCAGCCGTTACACCTAACTTTTTCAAATCACCTAGCGAATGAACGCTATATGAAGTGTCAAGTTTGAAAGTCTCTGCAACTGCTACAGCTGCGCAAACGAGAGCAAATAAGCCGTCGGGAGAGTCCCCGACGATGCCTAATTGACCATTAAGAAATTGAACTTTAATTCTTGGTAACATATTCACTCCTCCTTTTATTTAGATGCTTCAGCTAGAAGGTAAATACCCTTCTTGTCATAGCGACGAACAGAACCACCTGTGCGAAGCAAGAATGAATAGATGTCACCATAGTAAAGTGGGTTGTTTTCAGAGTCAAACATCTTCACTTCACCCATTGCACGTGAAACTGAAAGCTTATGCCATGCAAGTGCTGCTGCTAATTCGCTTGCTTCTCCTGTTTCGTCCCAAGGAAGCAAAGTCTTGTCGTTTTTCACACGAAGAACCTTTGAACGCTTCATAATATTGAAGCCGTAAAGGTTTCCAAGGATACCTCGTTGAACGTCTGCTGAGTTTGCGAAAGCCCACTTATCTGTATCTGCTAAATCAGCTAGCAAATCAGCGTACATGTGTGCATCTAGGAGCAAATAACGATCACCTTCTGGGATGTTGTCTGCATCAAATTTTGTCATCAAGTTGACAACGTCTTCCTTACAGATGCGCTTGCGCTTACCGATTGAAGTTGCAGAAGTGTGTGCATCTCTTTCTTTTGTGCCTGTTGTAAGAATTACCTGTTCTTTTGGAACTAGTGTACCCCAACGCTCAAGCAGGTTAACATGTGCTACTTCTTGAAGTTGCGACTTGTCATTTTGCAAGATGCTGTTGCGCTTATCGTAAGATAACTCAACTGTATCTATATGTGGAATATAGATAGGGTCTGTTGTTAGTTCGTCGATTACGTATTCTAAGTCGTTATCTGTGCGTTGATTCACAGTTGCAGGCTTAGTTTGGCGATTCTTTTTTACACCAGAAGGAGCACCTGCGTTAGGAATGTGCACCTTGTGATTTGAAACGTAAACTGAATCGTCTACTGATTTTTCGGCAAATGAGTTCGAAGGATAGAAGTTTTCAACCAGCGCCTGTTGCCAAATTTCTCTGTTTAATGCCATTGTAATTTTGTTTTAATTTAAACCAATAAATAAGTAAATAATAAGTAAATGTAGGTGAGATGATATTACAGAGGATTTTATTCCTTATAATCAATTCCAAACTTCTCTTTGTACTTCGCTTTGAAAGTTTCAAAAGAAGCTGCACGAAGTGTTGCGAGCTCGCCTGCCTGGTCGAGTTCATCCCAAGTCTTATTAGCGATGTTTTCTGCACCCTTGTTCTCTGGGGCAAAGACAGAAGAAGCCCTTACAAAAGGATTTGCTTTCATTGAGTTAATCAATGCTTCTGTGTTCTTTCTATCACTGTTCATGAGATTTGTAAAGCTTTCTTTTTGCTCGTTGGTAATTTTACCTTCAGCAATAGCTTTATCAATGAAAGATGTAATTTCTTTCTGCTCCAACGCAGCTAGCTTCTCTTTGTAAGTATTAACTGCTTTCTCTAGAGCTTCAACTTTAGTTGCTGCATTCTCAAGCTCATTGATATGAGCTAAAATTGCGTTGTCGTCTGCCAAATTTGCAAATGATGCAACGCCCTTTAAGTGGTCTTTTAACGTCATTTCATTATCATTTAAAGGCTGTTCAAGCCTGTTATTAAAATAGTTGTATATTTCCTCGGTGGTAGATGCCTTAACATCTTCACCTTTCATATCGTAAATGCCATCTATTAGCTTCATTTCTAAAGCTTCTTGTGCGCTAATCCAGTGGTCCTTCTCATCAAAGTATTTAGCCACAATCTCTTCTTTGTTTTGTCCTAAACGTCCTGCAATCATTGATGCAAGATCATTCTGTAAACTTTCAACTAGGGTTGCAGTTTCTCGAAGTTCTGATGCTTTACCATAAGCACCAGCACTAACAGCGTGAAGCATCAATTTTGCGTAAGGCGACATGTACAGTGGCTTTCCACACAAGGCTATAATGCCTGCAATACTTGCTGCAACGCCATCTATATACATTGTTATATTGGCTTTGCTGTTACGAAGTGCGTTGAAAATCGCCATGCCTGAAAAGACATCGCCACCAGTGCTATTGATACGTACATCAATCTTGTTGTACATCTTCTCTAAAGCGAGGAGTTCTGATACAACTCTCTCTGAGTCGACTTGCTGATTTGCACCGACATTTCCATATAAAAGAATTGCGATTTCACCATCACCTGGAATGGTGTTAAAAATGCTACTGTTTGCCATTTTCGTTTGTAAATTTTTTGCAAATATAAAGAGCACTTTTCGATAAAAAAAACGGCTTTTACATGGTTGCATTACGTTTGTATATCATTGCAAATCAAATAGATACAATAAATAAAGCGTTTTTATTTCAGTAAAAAATATATGAACTTTGCACTACACATTACTAAAAGAATTACAATGGGAAAGGACAACAGTTTAAATAAGAAAAGCATTGCGCAATCACTATATCTTGATGGTAATTATACACAAGAAGAAATTGCAGAGAAAGTTGGAACGACAAGACAAACGATTGCAAGATGGGCAGAGAAGGGAAAATGGCAAGAAATAAAAGCGTCCAAGACAATTACACCAGAGCAAATCATTTCACAATGGAGTTATCAAATTGTCGAAATCAATAATAACATTAGTTCACGACCACCAGGTGAACGCTTTGCAACGACACAAGAAGCGGATGCACTTGCGAAGATTGCAGGTGCTATTAAGAAACTCGAATCTGATATTGGTGTGCCAGACTGCGTATCGGTTGCGATGCGTTTTTTATCGTGGCTAAGACCTATCGACATTGACAAAGCAAAAGAGTTCAACAACTTGTTTGATGCATTTATTAAAGACCAGGCAAACAACAAAAAATAAATATGGTAAAATGGACAGACAAGCAAGCCCTTGCTATATGGGAAAAGTACAATAAAGGACTTGCGAAAAATATAGACATAGACGAATCTCTATCTCGCTATGACATTGATAAAATGCGTGAGAGGTTGGAGAAAGACCCTGTAGAATGGATAAAATATTTCTTTCCAAGTTACGCAAAGTATGAATTTGCACCTTTCCATATCAAAGCAATAAAACGACTTATTGAGAATGACGAATGGTACGAAGTTCTTTCCTGGTCAAGAGAGCTAGCAAAGTCAACAGTTGTGATGTTCGTATTGATGTACCTTACGCTCACAAAACGCAAGAAGTTTGTTGCGCTTGCAAGTGCTACAATTGATGCAGCAGTGCGTTTGCTGACACCCTACAGAATTAACTTCGAAAGCAACCCTCGTATACAGCAGTTTTACGGCAAGCAACCAGTTCTTGGACAATGGACAGACAGAGAATTCACTTGTACTTGTGGTGCTAAATTCATTGCGATTGGTGCTGGTTCTGCTCCTCGTGGTATGCGTAATGAAGCAATTCGACCAGACGTCATCTACATGGACGACTACGACACTGACGAAGATTGCAGAAATCCTGTAACGCTGAATAAAAAGTGGGATTGGGTGGAGAAAGCGTTATATCCTACACGTTCTATTTCAGAGCCAACACTAGTTATATGGTGCGGTAATATCATCGCTAAAGATTGCTGTATCACCAGAGCAGGGAAACTTGCAAACAGTTGGGATGTTGTGAATATTCGTGACAAAAACGGCAAAAGTACATGGCCTGCAAAGAATACAGAAGAGCAGATAGATAGAACGCTATCAAAGATTAGTACCAAAGCGCAACAGGGCGAGTACTTCAATAATCCAGTATCAGAAGGAAAAATATTTAAAAACCTTGTATATGGCAAAGTACCAGCGTTAAAAAAGTTCCAATTTTTAATTGGATATGGCGACCCTGCATACTCAGACTCAAAAAAGAAAGGAAGTTCTACCAAAGCTTTGTGGCTGATTGGTAAGCTTAAAGGCGTGTATTACGTTATAAAAGGATTTTTAGCACACGAAACGAATGCCAACTTTATAGGCTGGTATTTCGAGCTCGACAAGTATGTAGCAAAAAAGGCTACCGTTTATTGGTATATCGAAAATAACAAATTGCAAGACCCTTTTTATCAACAGGTTTTTAAGCCACTACTTCGTGAAGAATGTGCAAAGCGAAAAACGCAGTTGTTTATTCGTGAAGACACACGAAAAAAGACAGACAAAGCTACACGTATAGAGGCAAACCTTGAGCCTTTAGATAGATTAGGAAACATCATCTTCAATGAAGAAGAAAAGGACAATCCTCACATGCAAGAGCTCATCAACCAATTTAAACTCTTCGAGCTTTCACTTCCTTATCCTGCCGATGGATGCGATGCCGTCGAGGGCGGTGTGACAATGACAGACACCAAGACAAACGAGCTAGAACCAGTTTATACCATTGATTACAACGAACTGAACGAAAATAACCCTTATACAATTTAAGTTATGCAGAATTTTATATCACTTGAAGATTACGATGCTTCGATTCATCGTGAGATACTAGACAGCCTTTTAAGACAAGGCACGTCAGATTATGATCCACAGATAATAGAAATATGCGAGGATAGAGCTATCTCTGAAATGAAAAGCTACCTCAATAAAAAACATGATTGCCAGGCAATTTTTTCACAGACAGGCGCAGAGAGACATCCTCTCATTTTGATGTTTGCGCTAGATATTGCGATTTACCATATTTTTTGCCAGCACAACCCCTATAAAATGTCCAAGATTAGAGAGGATAGATATGAGCGTGCAACAACATGGCTTAAGGGGGTTATGAAAGGCGATATTACAGTTGAAGGAGCACCTTTGCTACCTTCTGATGCGCTTTCGGACAACTCGAATTGGCAAATTAAAAGCGAAGATGTTAGACCAGTATTTGATTAATCATTATGAAAAAGAATAAAAATAAAATTGTACAAGGTGGTTACATATCACAACCAGGATTAAGACAGCCAGACGTTGTTCTTCAAATGCCTGAACTCTTTCATTTTAACCTTGAAACTTACATGAATTCAGTTAATGCTGCAAAAAGCATTGATTACTCAAATCGTGTAAGGCTTTACGACATGTATGAAAGCGCAGCGTTCGACTTGCATCTTTCAGGCGTCATGGCTAAACGCTTACGTGGTGTTACGCAAATACCCATAGAGTTTCAGCGCAATGGAAAGCCAGACGACGTTATCAACAAACAGCTGCGCTCACCATGGTTTAAAGAGTTAAGAAAAGAACTTATCTTATCGGAGTTCTGGGGATTCACTCTATTACAGCTATATGTAGGAGAGGACCAGAATATCCACTTTGAAAGTATCAACAGAAAGCACTACGATCCAATTAAAAGGAAATTACTTCGCTTTCAAGGTGATATGGATGGTTTACCAATTGAGAACTTCCAGAACATACTCTTTATAGGTAGTGAAAGAGGCTTAGGTATATTTGCAGAAATCCTACCTGCAGTGCTTTACAAAAAAGGAAACATGGGAGACTGGGCGAGGTTCTGCAACATTTTTGGAATGCCAATTCGTGAATACACCTACGATGCAGGCGACGAAGAAGCAAGAAGAAGGCTAATCCAGGATGCAAGACGCCAAGGCTCAAACGCTGTATATATTCATCCAAAAGATAGCGATTTAACGCTAATTGAAGCAGGTAACAAGACTGGTTCAAGTGAACTCTACAAAACCTTTGCAGAGTACTGGGATGGAAAAATATCTATCAGAATTTTAGGAAACACCCTAACAACAGACGTTGGGAGTTCAGGAACTCAAGCTTTAGGCACTGTTCATAAAGAAGAAGAGGACGAAATGAATGCAGATGATAGAGAGTTTATCTTAGATATTCTCAACTATCAAATGAAAGACATCTTCAATAGTTTAGGCTTTAATACTGAAGGTGGGGAGTTCGTTTATAGCAGAAAGGATAAAATAGACATTTCACAACAAATAGACATCGTTCAAAAGTGCAGTAATATGGGTTTGCCAATTGACGATGACTATTTATATAGAACATTTGGTATTGAAAAACCAAAGGATTACAACGCAATAAAAGAGCAAAAGAACGCAGAAAAAGAAGCGTTAAAAGCTGCACTAAACTCAAATAAAGAGGAGGAAGAAAAAGGGAATTCAAACGACAATAAAACTTCATTTAAACAGCGTTTAAATAGTTTTTTTGGAATAGCCCCAGCAAAAGGGGCAAAAGCCAACACTACAGACTTCTAGTCGATGAACTCTACTATGGAAAAAAGTGTTCATGCCACACACACTTTGATAACATAGATAGTGGTGTTAAGTTTGACCTAGACGTGCTCGACGAGTTCGTGAATGCCATATATGGAGGTTTCGATGTTGAAAATTCCATTGAGCCTACCATGTGGAAAGAGCTCACTAAAATAATGAACGATGCCACGGCAAAAGGCTTATCAAAAGGCGAATTCTCTATTGACCACAATAAAGGCTTTTTAGATTCTGTAAAGCATGCAAATGAAATCTTTGCAGCCTTTAAAACCCATGCAATGGGTAAAAGCATGGCTTCAAAATTGATAGACGATAACGGTAACTTGAAGCCATTTGATAAGTGGATGAAAGATATATCTTCTATCTCTTCTCACCACGTCGGCTCATGGCTCAAAACAGAATATAATACTGCCGTTCTTCGAGCTCATAACGCAGCGGATTGGCGTTCATTCATGGAAAATAAAGACATCATGCCTAACTTGCGATGGATGCCTACGACTTCACCTGATGCAGAAGCCGTGCATCGTGGCTACTGGGAGAAGAAATTAACTCTGCCTGTCGAGCATCCATTTTGGAACAAACATCATCCAGGCGATAGATGGAACTGCAAATGCTCTTTTGAATCTACAGATGATCCTGCATCGCCAGATGATGTGCTAGATGATTTACCAATCGAACCAGCTCAGCGAGGATTAGAAAATAACCCTGGCAAGGATGGTAAAATGTTCAACGACACCCATCCTTATTTTCCAAGGAACTGCAATCAATGTAGTTTTTACAAGAATAGAGGGTTTAAAAATAAAATGAAGACATGGTTTAGCAATCATTCCAAAAACTGCTTTGACTGTCAATATATAAATAACTGTCTATATGGTCAGGAGAAAAATAAGCTAACTCAAAGAGCAAAAGAAATCAGGAATATAGCAAAAGAAAAATATAATGGCAAAGTACTTACACACCCCCAATTCCAAGGAAAGGTTACAATGTCGGCAAAATCAATAAAAGAATTCTTAAATCAGCCCCATGAATTCTTTAAAGAGAAAAACGAACTTCTTTTAGATATTGAAAATGTTTTTAGAAATTCTGAATATAAAGAACCTGAGAATAAAAAAGGTAGAAATACAAGTAAGCATGAAGAGGACCGTGATGTCCATCTATTTGAAATCTCAATAAAAGGAAAGCCATCTTGGTTAATTGTTCGAGAATACTCAGATAAAAGTTTAAGGCTTTATAGTATTTCTGATAGTAAGAATATACTAAAAGCATTAAAAGAGTAAAAGAGCCTAATAGTAGCCCCTTGGAACTACAATCCAAGACTTGCTATTAAACTCTTTTACGTTGCAAAGATACAACTTTATTAAATACAATCCAAATAAAATGCAAGAAAAATGTCAATATCACCCAAAGAAATTGCTTTTATTATATCAAAATGCCCAGAAGAGATAGCAAAAGCAGCGCAAAACGAGCTACCTCGCAAGGCTGCCATTATCGCAACGAACCACTTTAAAAACAACTTTAGACAGGGTGGTTTCACCAATAATGGCAATAAAAGTTGGGCTACAACTGTTCGCCAAAGATATGGAAGCCGTTACAAGCCTTTAACTTCTGGAACTGACACACTTATGCGAAGCATCTCTTCGCAAGTTTTTCCTGGCACGGTTATAATAAATAACCCACAACCATACGCAAACTACCATAATAATGGCGCAACGATAACTGTTACACCCAAAATGAAGAAGTTCTTTTGGGCAAAGGCTTATTCAATTGCAGGACAAAAGAAAGGCAAAGATAAAGACAAAAAAGCAAAGATGAGTTTTGATACGATGCCACCAGAAGCAAAAATGTGGATGAGCCTTGCACTCACAAAAAAGAAAACTCTAAAAATTCCACAGCGAAGATTTATTGGTGAAAGTTACGAACTCAACCAGAAGTTAAGAGAAATGATAGAGAAAAAATTAAACGAATTAAAAGAAAAAGCATATGGAAGAACTAATTATTAGTATCATTGAGGAAATAAATAAGACTATGCCTCAGTTATCTCTGGTAGATGAAGATTACGGACAATTAGACGCTATCGACGATGAAAATAAGGATATGTATCCTCTTACATATCCAGCCGTACTTATAGATGCTTCAAGTTGTCAATGGAACAATCTATCAGAATTGAAACAAGAAGGAGAGTGTACAGTTGTAGTAAAGCTCATCATTGATTGCTACGACGACACGCACAGAAATTCAAAGACGATTGATAGAATTATGCAACGTGAAGATTTAAGAAAAGCCTTGCATAATTCACTGCAAGGCTTTCGTCCAAATAACGATGGCGCACTCATACGCACATCGAGTCGATATACAACGATAAATCATGGGATAAAGCTATATGAATCTACATACACATGTAGAGTTTCAGAAGCTATTCAGCAAAAAAGGAGAGTTCAGAAGTCTTCGATTTCGTTCGGCGTGAAGGTCTAAAGCCTTGATAACGGCTATTTTTGATAGTCTTTCCATCAACAGTTGCACCCTCCGTAAGCATGCGTTTAATAATTCTTAGCGTAGTTGCTTCGCTTAAAAAGAATTCATCAAAGGCTAGTTTGCGGATGGTGTCGTCGAAACGAAGGCGTTGCACTTCACTCCAGTAGTAATAACGCTCAAATAACTTCTTATCTCGAAGTTCGATGAGCTCTTTATCTCGACCTTTTGCCATAGGTGCAAATATACAAAATCCAATCATAAAACCAAACAAACACATATAGTTTTTCTGCAATAATGCGAAATTGGGTATTACCCAGAGAATACCCACCTTTATTTATTCTCACCTTTAAAGCCTTTAAAGCCCATAAATAAAGCCCCCAAACGGCATACAATTTTATTTCCAATAATGCAAACTGGGTATTACCCAAAAAATACCCAATTCTACTTGCAACAATAAAAAAATGGGTATTACCCACGCAATACCCACTTTTACTTATTTTACCCTTTAAAACCTATAACCTACAGAATGATGGTTCGATTTTAGTCCAAACACCCTTATCATTCAACAGGAAGAAATAGTAGTTAAGTGCTGTTTTCTGAACCACATTACTCTCCTTGAACAATGTCATTATCTCTGCATATTCGTTATCGAACTTATCTTCTAAAGCGTATAGCTTTGATATTGATTTGTAATCCAAATCACCTGCTTTGTTGCGCTCTAAAAGAGTCATAGCAAGTTGATACATTGGATCAGCAGTACCTTTGTCGGTCTTCTTCGCATACTCCTCGAGGTATTTCACAAGTCTTTCTGCAGCGATATTTGCACGCTCATCAAATCCTTTTACACTATTCGAAGACACTTCTAACTTGAAAGAACCATTTACAAGTGTAAAGTTGCGCTGCTCACTTTTGCGAAGTTGTCCATACTCGCTCATCACTTCCTTAAATGACTCGCATTCTTTGTTTAACCACTCTTTAAAAAGTGCTACATCTGTTGCTACTGCTAATAGCTTAGATTCAACTTGTAGAAGTAGTTCTTTTCTTAATGCTTCGTAAGCGTTGCGCTTTCCTACACGTTCTTGCTTTTCTTCATTTTGCAACTCTTTTAGTAGTTGCTTCTTCTCCTCTGCAGTCAAGCCTGCTAACATTGATTTATTTTCCATTTAATTATACTTATTTTGATTGTTAATATTGTTCTTTTTATTTGCGTTTTCTCTTATGATCACAATTTGAAGTTCTTGCAAGATGTCTTTCTTTCGAGCCTTAAAACCACCCTTTGAAAGAATGCTATATAACTTTTGTCTTACGGCTGCATGCTCCATTATGTTTAAGAATCTGAATGGCTTTCCTGCAATCCTCTTCGAAAGGCAAATTGCATCAACTTTATTCCAGTTAGTCGTGTCAACGTTGAACTCCTTTTGCAAAAGCTTTAATGTTGCGCTGCGCTCTTTTCTTATCTTATCTTTTATTCCTACAATATCCTCAAGTTGATTTATCAGAGTGAAATACTCACGATCATCAATCTCTCTTAAGCTTGTTGTTCGCCCATCGGTAATGCGTGAGATAAGAGCTCTTTTATATTCTTCTTGTTCCTCTTTATCTGTGTAGATGTAGCGAAGAAGAAAGTAGAAATACTTGTAATTATTTATCTTTTTCATTCTCTAATTCTCTCTAAAGCGAATAACAGCCATTGTCACTTGGTTTCTTTTAATTGCAATTGAGTACTCATCTTCATCTTCGCAAATCTCTGCAGTGAGATTGGTTTTTTCGTTCAGAACTGTTCTCTTTTTAATTGCAAGAAGTTCCTCGTTCATTTCAGCGCAAAGAGTAATCCATGTAAAGCTTTCATTGCTTTTGGAGGTGATAAAGCGAAAATATTGTTCAAGTAGCTTAATCCACTTTGGATGTTTCTTTCCGCATCTAGTCTCAAAATAAAATTTACCTTTCATATTGCGATAATTTATAGTCTACATACACCTGGCGTGCAACAGATAAAGTATCATTCACGCCATTTTTTAAGCTCTCAACAGGAATCAAAGGCAAGTCGTTGTGGCAAACGTACAAAGTACCATTATATTCAGTTACTTGAATTGCTACTTTTGCATCGTTGCAAACTCTATTCTCAAGCTCAATTCTTCTTGTCTTTTTCTCGTTTTCGCAAGTAGTTCTAAACCAACTTGCAATGCTTGTTAAAATATTTTTCATCTTTACTTATTATTTATTTGTTGTTTCCACTCAATTGTCACCACTGCATCCAATACTCCAGTTCCACCGCACATTGAGCAAGGCTCTTTCACTGCTTCATTATATGAATTGTGAGACCAAAACCAACCATTGCCCTGGCATTTGTTGCAGAAGTGATTTTCACTTACAACTTGTTCTTTTGCAACTGTCTTGCAATCTTTGTTCAATCGTACAACACCTGCAGTGCTTATTGGATTAGAATTTCCAGGATAACTTGGTGTTGTTAAATTAATTATTTCACTTACTTTACTCATCGTTATTATTTATTTCATTATCTATTTCGTTTTTCTTATCAACTGCAATTTTATTTCCATATCGAATTGCGCCTTCATCCCAAACTACAAAACCGCCACCGCCTGCAGTTTCTTTTTCACGTCCTGAACAAAGAGCCATAAACCCAGACACTCTAATCTTCACGCCTGCAGCATATCTCAAACGTACCGCATCTGCTCCCATTGGACGGCTTTTGTATTCTTGTGAAATAAAAATAAAGCTTTTCTTATTAAATGTTTCTATCAGTTCCATAGCGTCCTGATAGGTCCAGTTTGCCATCTGAAAGCTATCTATAATAATGAAACGAGGACTTTTAGGCTTAGATAATCGTTCTTTCAACAGGTTTATATCTGGATCTTCTATGATGCTTAATTTTCGTCCAACAGAGTTCATCTCAAACATCTCAAGTCTTCGTTGAAACGACTGTCTTATACCTTCTTCTGCACTTACATAGAGTGTCTTTCCATATTCACAAAGCTTTTTTGCTAATTGCATTACAAAAGAACTTTTACCTTGCGCAGATGCTCCAGAGATAAACCAAGTTTCATTCATTGCTGGACGTCCGAATGACTCTCTCCATTGTCCATTCCATTTGATAACTTCATATTTCTTCTGTGAAACTTCACGAGGATTGTACGCTCTTATTTGCTTTGTCATTCTTTTTCACCTCCAGCTTTTAATCGTTCAATAAACATGTCTGCAGCCTTTTCGCTAAAATCCAAAGCTCTCTCTATAAATTCATCTGCAACATCATCGGGATTTACTATCATCCATACAATAGTGTTCGCAAAAACATCTTGCATCACTTCATACTTGCGCTGCTCGTAATTAATCAACGTGTGTGTAGATTTCTTTTTCATTGAATTTCTTTGCTCAGCAAACTTTTCCTGAGATGTAAAAGGAATCTCACTATCAAATCTTGTCTCTAACATTTTGTTTGTATGCTTTACTTCTGCGTAAATACCCTTTAAAGCATTCTCCATTTCCATTTCAAATATTTTCATCTCACTTACTTTTAAATTGTTCTTAATTTTTCTATTTCAGTATAAACACGTCTTAATCCTCCTTGTGTCTTCAACACTATTGCTTTAATATCAGTTCCTTCAGGTGCATTAAGCTTTGCTACAATGTGTGCTTGCTCTCTCAAGAACTTCTCTCTTTCTTTGCCATCGTCTGGTGTCACTTTGGAATATCTATCACCATAACGTGAAAGCATTTCTGTATAACCTACCTTCTTGCATTCAATAGAGCGGTTTATCTTCTCTTTTAAGCCGTCTGCACCCATCATATACCAAGCGCAACAGCGTTCAGTTGCATTCCACAAGGCTTTAAGTTCTAAGAAGGCTTCATATTGCAAGTCTCCTGCTTCATCTAAAATAATCAGAGGTTGATCAATACTGCGAAGATAGAATACAAGATCATCATACACATCGCTATATCGTCCGTTGCTATTCACTCCAAACTCTTTAGCTATCTTTCTAATTAGTTTTAGCTTTGTTTTTACTTGCGAGCAATCGATATATACTGCATTCTTGTGACTTGATGCGTACAGGCGAGCTGTGAATGTCTTTCCAATATTTGGAATATCGCAGAGAATTCCACTTGTACAAGAGTTTTGTGAGAACTCGAGCTGTGCCATTATATAAAGATATGTAGGTGTTTTAGCTGCTTTCCATTCAATCTTTGAGCGCAACTCAACATCTAATCTTCTTGCAATAGCAATCCAACTAGCATCACTCAAAACTTTGTCGGTTTGTCCGTTTTTCACCGCACTATACACAGCGGTATTAATACCTAGTGCTGCTGCATGCTTTGCGTCACTTGGATAATTTTCACGATTAGCTTTAATAGCTTCGATAATTCGTGTTTTTATGTCATTTGTAATCATTTTAAATAGAGTTTAAATGTTATTTGAACGTTGTTTAATGGTCTTCTAATCCTTTTTTTGCATAGTCTTGTACCCAAGAGCTGCTTAAGTAATTATTGTAGTCTTCATCATTATTGGAGATTGGTGTTTCTACTTCGAGGTCTTCTACTTCTTCGACATAGCTATCTCTTTCTTTCAATACTCCTACATGACTAATAGCGTTATTCTTTAGATAGTTATTAAAAGAAGCAATCTTCTTTTGCTGTTTCAAGAATATAGCTTTATCCTCTTCTGTTTGTTCTGCATCAGCTGTGTTGAATGTTCCTAAATTTTCTAGTTTATCAACCAACATGTCATTTTGATAAATGAACACTTCATCATATTTACCTTCTTCATCTGGTATATAGTAAGCGTCCACCTTCATGTTGTTTGGTGCAAGTTTTTCAAGAACACTTGTGTCGCTTAACCACCAATCTTGATGATCAACTCTGCAATAGCTGTTTCTTCTGATGCTAGTTTCCACCTTTTCACCAATATATCTTGCTAAAACTGCTTTATTAATTGGTTGAAGTGTAGGGTTGATGTTTGCTTCAAACACCTGCCAGCGTGTCATTCCTTTATACTTCTTTTGGTTTGGATGTAAAGAATTATTCCATTCCATTACGTCGCAGGCATCCTCTAATATCAATTGCTCCCAGGTGTAATATTCTTTATCTTCGTATGAGTCATTACTTGCATCGCTTATCTTCTTGCTTTCAGTACGCCATTTGCCTTTGCCGTAAAAGCGTCCAATACCCAAGTGGTTTCGATGCTCAACTGCTTTCTTCTTTCCACCGTTCATTGGTTCTGCATACTTCTCTTGCGAGTTTTGAGGCGCACAGAAGCGCACGAATGGGAACATCACATCAGCTTTTAAAAAGTTGTCTTTCCATTGCGTCATCAAGTGATTTTCGACTTCCACCTGAGCAGGAGTACCCCAGCCGTGTCTATCTAACAGTCTAAACATACTTCTAAAGCACTCTATTACGATGTCGGTTGTTTTATAGCGATTGTAAGCAAATCCAACTACACATTGACTTGCAACGTCATAAGCGTAATACGCTTTTGGTCTAAGTTTAGTATCTTTAAGCTTACGTGGCAAATCTCTATCGTCAAAGCTGACTTTTGAAAGAGAGAATTCTGGAGCATGACGATGTACGTGTGGTGCATTTTCATGCATAAAGCTGGTCCAGCTCTTCAATTTGTGTTCAATTAAAACCTTATTATTAGGCTTATTCATGTAGAAGTTTATTGTTGCTTCGCTCAATTTTTTAGGTTCGCCTTTTTTGTCGACAAATTCATCTGGGTTAAACATTTCACCTGTCGTTGGGTCGAAAGCTTCTATTTCACCACAAACGAAAGAAATATACATGTCGTACACCTGCTTTGCAAATGGTTGATTACCCTGTATTGCTAAACCAAGAATCAACTGCTCTGTTTTGTAGTCTACACGTCTAGTATTTTGATTACCAAACTTTCCACTTATCAGACATTTATATCCTTGCTTCTTAAATTCGTTCACTTTCTTTCTAAAGCGGATAACACTTGAAGGCAGCGTGTGATTAAATTCCTTTTTAATCAAGTCCAGACACTGTGTCATCATCTCCCAGTCATACCTTTCACCCATCACTTGGTGCTGCGCTTTTGCGTTGTTATAAAGTGATATTGCACATTGAATTACGCTTGCATTATTCGTATATTCTAAGATGTGCTTTTGTGAAAGCTTTGCACCGCATAACTCCTCGTCTGAATAGAAATTATAAGCGTTTCTATCATAGATATAGTTATCTTTTATCCACTTCACCAGGCGTGTTATTTCGATATTTGGATACCACTCTCTAACGGCTTCTTTCATATCAGATGGAAGACTATCAACTGCAACTAAAGCGTAATTACCTAATCCACGAGCATTTCGTACAACACAAAACTTCTTTCGTGCAGCCATCTGTTTATAATTTGGCTCACTTAACAATCCACGTTCAATTAATTCTTTTGAAGGGATGCAAAGTTTATCGTTGTAATATTCAATCATTTTATAAAACAGTTACATTATTGTAGTTTGGTAAACATGGAAGAATCTCTGCATGAAGCTTCTCTATTTCAGAAATTAAATCACTCTCAAATGTCTTTAAGAGCGTTGTGCCTTTTCTTAATTCTGCTTTTCTATTCTTCACTGTTAGAATTCTGTCGCCTGGAAGAACTTGTATCATCGTTCCATCGCTAAAGTGAAATGTTTCTATTGCTTTACACTCGTCGCACATCAAAATTCCTCCATGTAGCATTGCATCTTGTCTAATTGCTTTTGCAGCATCAGAAAAGCCACGCTTTCCATCAAACATTAATGCACGTCTTAAAGTGTTCTCACAAACTTTGTAAATCTTCATTAAGCGTTCTTTCTCGCTTTCAGATGTTAAAATGTATTTCTTCATCGTTGTATTTTTTTATTATTTATATTAATGTGTATATCTAATATTTTTTGTATTTTTGGGGCGTGGTCTTTTATAACCACGTTGCAAAGTTAACAAGAAATCTCGATTATGCAAGAAAAAAAACAAGAAAAATCACAGATAAAGCAAAATATTTTGCAATATCTACAAGAAAAAGGTATCACAGAAGCGGATTATTACAAGAAATCTGGCACGACAAGAGGGATATTAGGGCAAAATAATGGCATTAGCGAAGAAAATATTGCAAGATTTCTTTCGTTTGCTCAAGATGTGAATTACGAATGGTTATTTTCTGGCAGAGGCAAAATGTTAAAAACAGCAGATAAAGAACATACTTCAAACACCGATCCTCATCTATTGACATCATTAAGTTCTTTGAAATATCACGAAAGAAAAGAAGATAAGCAATCTGTTCCATTATATAATTTTACAGCATCTGCAGGCTTAAGAGATTTCTTAGATAGTAGTGATCAGACAATTATAGATTATATTCAAGTACCCAATCTACCTAAATGCGATGGTGCTATTAGGGTTACAGGAGATTCGATGCAACCAATATTAAAAGCAGGAGATATTATTATCTATAAAGAGATGCCTTTAAATATTCAAGATTTATTTTACGGTCAAATGTATCTCATATCCTATGAAATTGATGGAGATTACTATGTTGTTGTAAAATATATCAGAAAATCTGAGAAAGGAGAACCATTTATTAAATTGGTATCAGAAAACCCTGAACATGCATCTAAAGATATAGAATTTGGTAGAATTAACGCCCTTGCGCTTATTAAAGGGTACATAAACGTGAGCTCCATGTGATAACGAAGCGTTTGCTTTGTTCTTTGAAAGACGCTTTGCCCCCACAAAACACACTCTTTAAAACACCTCAAAACATCTATAACTTACTGATAATCAAATATAGAAAACTTTTTAAAACCTCGCAAAAAGTGGGTATTATGCCCCCCCCTATATGGGCGTATTTACTTAGATTATCTTTAAAAGTGGTATTTACCCCCTCCCCCTATTAGGGGGTATTTTGATGAGTTTTGTTACCC